AAGCAAGCTGTAGAACTGGCTAACGAGCAAGCTATAAATGTATTACTTGATGGTAATAGATATGATTTAACTAGACGTAGACTAATATATGACTTAACTGTATTGGGTATAGCTTGTGTTAAAACTAATTTTAATTGGAGTGAAGGAGCTACTGTAGAGTACGTAGATCCAGCTAACTTAGTATACTCTTACACAGAGTCTCCATATTTTGAAGATATATACTATGTAGGTGAAGTTAAGACAATACCTATCAATGAACTTGCCAGAGAATTTGAAAGCTTGAGTGAATCTGATCTAGAGGAAATACAATCTAAATCAGGTAAAAGACACATGAGTGGAACTAGAATTCACGAAATGGACAAAAACAAAGTTCAAGTTTTATATTTTAATTATAAAACTTATTTAAATGATGTTTATAAACTTAAAGAGACAGGTAGTGGCGGTTTGAAAATTATACCTAAAGATGATTCGTTTAATCCACCTGCTGACAAGCAAGTTAATTACGGAAAACTACAACGTCAAGTAGAATGTGTATTTGAAGGAGCTATGATTTTAGGTAGTGACAAGCTACTTAAGTGGGAGCGTGCTGAAAATCTAATGCGCACAAAGTCTGACTTTAATAAAGTTAAGATGAATTACTCTATAGTAGCTCCTAGGATGTACGATAGTAAAATTGAATCTTTAGTTAGTAGAATTACTGGGTTTGCTGACATGATTCAGCTAACTCATTTAAAATTACAGCAAGTTATGTCGCGTATGGTACCAGACGGTGTATATCTTGACGCAGATGGACTTGCCGAAGTTGATTTAGGTAACGGTACAAACTACAATCCACAAGAGGCGCTTAACATGTTCTTCCAAACTGGTAGTGTGATAGGTAGATCTTTCACGCAAGATGGTGATCAGAATCCAGGTAAAATCCCTATTCAGCAGATTTCTAACGGTGCTGGTCAAGATAAAATTGGTAGTTTAATAAATACATATAACTACTATCTACAAATGATCCGTGATGTTACTGGTCTCAATGAAGCCAGAGACGCTAGTATGCCAGATCCCAAGTCTTTAGTTGGAGTGCAAAAACTAGCTGCAGCCAACTCTAATGTGGCAACTCGTCATATTCTTCTTGGATCTATGTTCTTAACTACAGAGGTTGCCGAAGCTGTATCATTACGTATATCAGATATATTAGAATATTCACCAACAGCAGACGCATTCGTTCAATCTGTTGGCGCTCATAATGTAGCTACTCTTTCTGAAATGTCTGAGTTATACTTATATGATTTTGGTATATTTATTGAACTAGAGCCTGATGAAGAAGAAAAACAAATACTTGAGAATAATATCCAAACAGCTTTAGCTCAAGGATTAATAGACTTAGACGACGCTATAGATATTAGAGAAATACGCAATGTTAAATTAGCTAATCAATTATTAAAGATTAAGCGTAAGAAAAAACAAAATAGAGATCAAGAAATCCAGCAACAAAACATGCAAGCTCAGGCGCAGGCAAATGCGCAAGCTCAACAAGCCGCTGCTCAAGCTGAGATACAAAAAAATCAGGCAAAAATTGCGGAAGAATTAAAGGTTGAAGCTACTAAAGCTGATGCTAAATTAAGACATCTTCAAGAAGAAGTTAAATTGAAAAAAGAACTTATGCAATTTGAATTCGATTTAAACACGCGATTACGAGATGTAGAGCGTCAAGAGACGCGAGATCTAGAGGGTATAAAGGAGCAAGGGAAGGATAGGCGAGAAAAAATGAAAGCAGACACTAAAAAGTTTGAATCTTCAGGTAATGATATACTTGAAGGCGGAATGAGATTGAGTGACTTCAATCCACAAATAGGAACATAATTATATAATATTTTATCATGGAACAAAACAATCAAACAGATCTTGAGGAAGTAATCCAAGAGGTCGAAAACGAAACACCACAAGAGCAGGTAGTAGAAGAAGTTACACCTGAACTTGAACTAGAGAAATTCGAAAGCAAAGATGACCCAGACGTCATTAAAGTAGATTTAAGCAAACCCCCACCAACCAATGAAACTAAAGAAGATAACCCTAACGACACAGGAGTGGCTGGAGTCGATGAAAGTCCCGAGTCCACACAAGAACAAAAAGAAGTACAACCGCAAGGAGAAGCACAAGAAGAAACACGAGTATTAGAAGAGGTAACTGAAGAAGCAGAAGAGCTAGCTGAAGAAGCTGTTGAGGCAATTCAACAAGCTGAAGCTACAGGTAAACCCTTACCGGAAAATATTCAGAAACTAGTAGACTTTATGGAAGATACTGGTGGAGATCTTGAAGATTATGTAAGGCTCAATAGAGATGTCAAAGATATTGACGATCAAGACGCGTTACTAGAGTACTATAAAAGAACTAAACCACATCTTACTCCAGAAGAAATAAACTTCATAATGGAGGATAAGTTCTCGTATGATGAGAATGTAGATGAGGAAAGAGATATTAAAAGAAAAAAATTGGCCCTCAAAGAGCAAGTTGCCGAGGCCAAGACCTACTTAGACGGGCAAAAGTCTAAATACTATGAAGATATTAAAGCTGGAAGCAGGCTTACTGAAGAGCAGCAGAAGGCAATTAATTTCTTCAACCGATACAGCGAAGAATCGGAACAAGCGCAAAAGCAAGTTGAACAACAGCAATCTATTTTTAATCAGAAAACTGAGCAAGTTTTTAACAACAAATTCAAAGGTTTTGAGTATAACGTTGGGGAAAAAAGATATAGATTTAATGTTAGCGATGTAGATCAGGTAAAGCAAAGTCAAAGTGATATTGGTAATTTCATCAAAAAGTTTTTGAATGAAGACAATACAATGAGAGATGCTAAAGGTTACCACAAAGGTCTATTTACGGCTATGAATGCCGACGTAATAGCTCAACACTTTTATGAGCAAGGGAAAGCTGATGCTATAAAAGATACAGTGGCAAGAGATAAGAATATAAATACAAGTTCTAGATCTTCTCACGGTAAAACGCAAAGTGGCCCTACGTTTAGAGTGCTAGGTAATGATTCCAATTCTTTAAAGATCAAAATGAGAAATAAAAAATAACAATTAAAGAAAATTAAAAATGGCAATTTCAAATCCCGGTGGAAATTTGAATAGCGTTGCTGCGCCACAGAAGCAGACGCTTACAACAAATTACATCGATTTCACAGCGTCGGGCACAGAAGGCTGGGCGCAACAATACTTACCAGACCTTATGGAGTCAGAAGCTGACGTGTTTGGTAACAGAACAGTATCAGGTTTCTTAGCACAAGTAGGTGCAGAAGAGCCAATGGCTTCTGACCAAGTTATTTGGTCTGAGCAAGGTCGTCTTCACTTGGCATACAATGCTACAATAGCTGATATTAATGACCCAGCAGATGGTGGATCTGATGATGACTCTGGTGGTGGTACTCTTACTATCGGTAATGATATTGACGGTAACACAGCTGGTGCAAACCACGGTATCCGTGTTAACGACACTGTACTTATCGCTCAATCAACAGGTGTTGTAAGAGCTTTAGTGTCTATTGTAAGTGGCGCTACTGTTAGTGTTTTACCTTATGGTTACGCTTCTCTTGAAGACGCTGGTCTTACAGCGGCTGCTTGTAAAGTACTAGTTTACGGTTCTGAGTTTGGTAAAGGTACTGATGGACGTGATGCTGCGGCAACGCCTCAGTTCAAGACTTTCACTAACAAGCCTATCATTTTGAAGGATTACTACGAGATCTCTGGATCTGATGCTTCTCAAATTGGTTGGGTGGAAACTGTTGGCGAAGATGGTTCTTCAGGATACTACTGGTATCTAAAAGCTGAAGGTGAGACTCGTATGCGTTTTGCAGATTACTGCGAGATGGCTATGTTAGAATCTGTACCTCCAGTTGCTGGATCTATTATTGATAACACATCATCTACAGGAATTGTTGGTGGTACTGGTACAGATCAAACTGCACAAACAGGTATTAACTACAGTACTCAAGGTTTATTCGACGCAATCGAGGATCGTGGTAACATTACTACTGGTGTAACTGGTGTAAACGCTGCTACTGACCTAGCTGAGTTCGACGCTATCCTTGCTGAGTTTGATAACCAAGGTGCTATTGAGGAGAACATGATGTTTGTAAATCGTGCAACTAGCCTAGCTATTGACGACATGCTTGCATCTATGAATTCTTATGGCGCTGGTGGTACTTCTTATGGAGTATTTGGTAACGAAGAAGAAATGGCACTTAACTTAGGATTTACTGGATTCCGTCGTGGATCTTATGATTTCTATAAGTCAGACTTCCGTTACTTAAACGACAAAGGTACTCGTAAGACTATCAACGATGAGTACTCTGCAGGAGCAATCCGTGGAGTTATTATCCCAGCTGGTGTGTCTTCAGTATACGATCAAATGGTAGGTGCTAACATGAGACGTCCGTTCTTACACGTGCGTTACAGAGCTTCTCAAATGGAAGATCGTAAGTTTAAGACTTGGATTACTGGTTCTGTTGGAGCTGTTACTTCTAAGCTAGATGCTATGCAGGTGAACTTCCTGTCTGAGCGTTGTCTAGTTACTCAAGGAGCTAACAACTTCATGATGTTCAAGTAAGATTATATTTGGTGAAACTACCTCTCCTTCGGGAGGGGTAGTTTTATATTAACTTTTATTATATTATATTATGGCAAAAAAGCAAACAAAAAAAGTAGAGGTTACAAAAGAACCTCTAGTAGAAGAAACAGTTGCGGTTGAAACTCCAAAACCGGAGCCTAAACCCCAACCTGTTGTAAAAAAAGAAACACCCAAAAAAGATGTTTGGGAAATTAAAGATAGAACGTATTTTCTAAAAGGTAGACATAGACCATTATCTTTTCAATTAAGATCATCTGGCTTGTATTACTTTGACGAAGAAAAAGGTTACGAAAGAGAACTAAAAAATACAGCAAACCAAAGAACGCCTTTTGTAGATGAGATGCAAGGTGATCAAAGGTTAGAGCATATTGTGTTTAGAAACGGCGCTCTATTCGTACCCAAAAATAAAGTTATACTTCAGAAGTTACTATCTTTATACCACCCTCATAAGGATGTTATTTACGAAGAGTTTAAGCCACAAGTGAAAGCGGCTAACGAATTAGATATATTAGAATTCCAAGTTGAAGCAATGAGTGTTGCTAAAGACATTGATATTGAAATGGCAGAAGCAGTGATGAGAGCTGAGATTGGTTCTAGGGTATCTACGATGACATCTAAGGAACTTAGACGTGATATGTTACTCTTTGCTAGAAAGAATCCTAGATTGTTCTTAGAACTCGTTACAGATGATAACGTGATGCTAAGGAACTTTGGTATTAGAGCAACTGAAGCTGGTATTATTAAAATATCTGGAGATCAACGCCACTTCTCGTGGGGATCAACTGGTAGGAAATTAATGACAGTTCCTTTTGACGAACACCCATATTCAGCTTTAGCTAATTGGTTTAAGACTGATGAGGGAATGGAGATATACTCCAATATAGAAAAACGATTACAATAATAATCACTTAGTTGGGTGGCCACCCTTCGGGGTGGTCACTAAACTATAAATAACGAATTATGGCAACAACACTAACAAACGCTACGTTAACAGTAACCCTATCAGAATCAGTGTTACTAAAAGGCGTTGAACAAGGTTCGACAAACACGCTTTCTATATCTAGTATAAACGAGGTATTTAAACAAATAGTAACCTGTACTACAGATAGAAACGAGCTATTTGCGGCTATTGCTTCAGGCACAGATAAAGGTAGTTTTTTAGAAGCTAACATACGTTACATACGCGTAACCAATCTTGATGATACGAATCATGTGGTGTTGTTTTTCAAAAACGAAAGTAACGATGAAATAGCTGTTAAGCTAGATCGAGGACAATCGTTTATATATAACGCAGACTTAACTGGTGGCGTGGTAGACACAATGGATGCTAATTCAGCTGGCACAGCTTCTTCTGGACAATTAGCTGATTTAACAAACGTATACGCTCAAGCAGATACTGCAAGTGTGGATTTAGAAATCTTTGTAGCAAGCACATAACATGGTAAATATAGATACAGTATATCAAAGAGTATTAGCTATAGCGAATAAAGAGCAGCGTGGATATGTTACTCCGCAAGAGTTTAATCTACTAGCGAATCAAGCTCAAATGGCTATATTTGAATCTTACTTTTATAATAAAGCTCATAGAGGTAAAACAGATAGTGATATGGATCTGCCAAATGATGAGACAGATATTGATGAGCTTATAGGTAAAAAACTAGGACCATTTTTAACCGTTCAAAACGTAGACGGTGGAACGATGTATCCTACTACAGTTACCGTGGGTTCAGAAACACCAGATGTTTTTCAAACAGGTAGAGTTTTTTATAACAATCAAGAATGCACTAGAGTCAATATAAGTGAGGCTAGATTTGCTAATACCTCTATTAGACATAGAACAGCACTATCGAAAAGACCTATATTTTCTGATAGCAACCTATCAAATGAAGACATTAGAGTTTACGCTGGAGGTGTAAATTATCAAGCTAACGGAATAACAGTTGAGTGCTTTAGAGTTCCTTTAAGAGCGCAATGGACATACGTAGTTGTCAATAGCAAGGCGTTATATAACTCTAGCGACACGTCAGCACAAAACTTCGAGTTACACAGATCAGAGGAAGATACTCTTGTGAACAAGATATTAGAATTAGCTGGTATAGTTATCGCAAAACCAGGTGTAGTAACATTAGCTGGGCAAAAATCACAAGAAGAATTAGCTCTTCAAAATTTATAATAAATGGGTACACTAAGAAATACAGACGCTACATACTACTTGAATAACGGTGATCATGGAAACTATAGATACCTATCGTTGTCAGAGATAATAGATTCCTTTAGCGCTACTTATGTCCTCT